TTATCTTCGTTATAAAGTTGTGCGTGTTGTCTATTTCTATCCCGACTCCGTAAGCCTCCTTCTCGATGTAAAGGTTCTCATCATGTACCCAACACTTAACAGCCACTAAAGGATCTGGTCTAAACCCAAAGTCCACGCCTAAATACGGCCCTTGCCATCCTTGCACTGGTTCGAAGTCCTCTATTCTCCATTTATCGTGAAAGACTTGAGCATCGTTTACAACCTCGTAACCGCCTAACCAGATATGTGAGTATCGTTCAAAGTCTCGCTCTTTGGCAACCTCTGCCAGTTCGACCATCGCATCAGGAACAAAAGGATTATCATCATAGTTAACGTGAACTAACTGGCTGTTTTCGTTTATATTAAATACTTCCTCTACTGCGTCAGTTGGCTGTCGAGGATTCCAACTAAACCAAAGCTCTGCGCCTTTTTTACGCATCGTAGGATCTAATAGCTCGATTGAACGCTTCGATAGGCTTTGAGCTTCCTCGCACCATGCCAAGTCAAACCCCTCTAGTGATTTGATGCTATCAGCCGTATGATCCTGCATCCCTTGAAAGATTATCACGCCTTCGCCTCGTAAGTTTTTTATCTCTGTGGTTTGCACCTCGAACAAATGATCTAAGCCTAAAGCCGTTATTTTATCCTCTAATAGCTGTTTAGCTGAGAACTTGAGAGATCGCTGCACCTCTCGAATACAAACAACTCTGCTATCTGGGTTCATTAACTGCCGTTCTATAACGGCTTCGGCAAAGAAGTGAGACTTACCTGACGCTCGACCTCCCTTTGCACCTCTATATCGAGGATGACCATTCGCACCCTGAAGCAAAGGCAAAGCCCATCTAGGAGTCTGAATCTGTAGTTTTGTCAATTATTACACGCTCTATTGCTGTCGGAGTCATCGATCCATCAGGGCTTGTATGTTCAAGGTGAGTAGTTTCTCGCCATCCTGCCTGAGTTTTAAGATAGAATATCTGCGCTCCTAACTCTCCTGCTCTAGCTTTTTGTATTAAACTTCCTGCAATCGCGCCCTTTGCTTTCGCTCGCCCCTTTTTATATCGTTCGGAAATATCGGGGTTTCTTTCCATTAGAGCATAGAAAGTTGTTCTTCCAATACCGAAGTAATCAGCAATATCGCCAGTTGATAATACTGCTGCGAGTGTTTCTACTTCTTTTATTTGATCTTCAGTTAGTTCGATCTCTGGCCTTCCGGCCTCACCATTTGCCATTATGCAGCCTCATTTTCTGCCTTTAAATCATCAAAGGTTTTTCCTGACGATTGTAGCACAGCTTTTTCTCCTGTGAAATCCTGCCATCTTTTTATAATAACATCGCAGTAATCTACTTCTCTCTCCATCATGAAAGATCGTCTATTTGTTTTTTCGCAAGTTATCGCAACAGTTCCACTTCCTGAGAACAAGTCAAGAATCGAACCTTTTTGAGGAACACTCAGATAATCAGCCGAGAAACTAATAATATCGACAGGTTTTTGAGTCGGGTGGACACTACCTTTTAATGACGCTCTATTAACTGTTTTACTTCTAAGTGGTTTATCCTCTGTTGTCCAAGCTAATTCTCCATCGCTCATTGTTAAACCATCTTGCCCTTTATTCCAGTAAAGCCATCCTCTTGAAGGAGGCAAAAGATCAGCAAAGTAATTGCCACCCCAAATAACACAAGGAACATTTAAAGAAACTATATAATTAAAAATTGAATCGTCTGGCCTTTTCGAATCCCAATCTTTTTTATCATGATGTTTTCTGTTGTGTTTAGGATTTTTTGAGACTGATTTTTTTTGTCCATCAATGCCTATTCCATACGGTGGATCGGTGATAATTGCATTTGGCACATTTCCATTCATAAGTTTTTCAATCGCATCGACACTCGCACTATCGCCACACATCAAGCGATGATTGCCTAAAACCCAAATATCACCCTCGACTGTAATAGGTTTTTCTGGGGCGTCAGGAACTTCGTCCTCATCAGTAAGTCCTTCTTTCTCCGGCTCTTGCAGTAACTTGGCTAGTTCATCATCGCTAAAACCTACGAGATCCAGATCAAAATCTAGGTTTTTCAGGCCATCTAGCTCTATTTTAAGCATCTCATCGTTCCACCCTGCGTTGAGGGCGAGCTTATTATCTGCTATGACGTAGGCTCTTTTCTGGGCTTCCGACCATCCTTTGGCTGTCATAGTTGGTACTTCTTCGAGTCCAAGCCGTTGAGCCGCAAGTAATCTGCCATGTCCTGCTATGATTTCGCCATGGGTATCTATTAAAATGGGCGTTGTAAAACCCCACTCTTTTATGCTTGCCGCTATCTGTGCGACCTGTTCATCGCTGTGGGTTCTGCTATTCCGAGCATACGGTGTAATTGATTTTATGCTCGTTCGTTCAACTTTGTCTGAAGGCCAATCCATAATAATCTCTTTGTCGGTTTATTTTATTATAGTTAAAAAAATGCCCCACGCAAGAACGCAGGGCAGTGTACTTTAAAAGGACAGGCGGAAAAAAAGCAGTGTAAAAACCTGTCTCTCTGGGAGGGGTATATGAATTTATCCATAAACAGTCTACCATAATTTAATTATTTTTCCAATGGTTTAAATATTTTCTATATGGTTCGAGTTCTTGCTCTGTCACTAAACCGCTTCGAACCATCTGTTTTGCAAAGGTTCCTGTTATATAACTTTCTCCTACACCTTGATTATTTTTTATGCGATCAGCATTTATTTTTAACTCATCTGGCTCGTAACCTTTCGGCTGAGTATCGTCTACAAGTTGCTGTCTTTTTGGTGCGATTTGCCTTGCCGCATCTCCGATCTGTTTTGCTGTAGGCCATGATCGAGTCTCTAAGTTCATTAGTAAAGCCTCTTCAAAGTCAACAAACCAGTCTCTATATCCTTGTGTGGGTGCAAGTGCTTTTACTCTTTTGCATATAAACCAAGCCTCATCCTGAATTGCATCTGAGTTACCTTTAATTGCTCTTGGTTCATTTAATCTAGCTAGTATTTTAAAAGTTGCAGCTTCAAGTTCATCTTCACGCATTATATTTCAATCCCATTTTTTTGAGTACATCTAAAGTTTCGTTTTTATTATTATCTTTTATTTCATCCTCCCATCTTTCGCCATTTAACCATGTTGCAGGATGAGGGATAAATTCTTTATCTTTCCCTACTGTACTCTTTGCATACAAAGAAGCCGAGGAAATAATATAATGGACATCAGCTTTCTTTATTGCCTTTGCCCATGCTTTTCTAGCTGCTCCTTTTCCAACCTTTCGAGGATACTCAGAATAAAACTCATCAAAATAGTTATTATTTAATAAGGATGGTTCTAAGGGTGGTTCTATGGATGGTTTACCTGAATCTCGTTCAGGGGTAGGGGTGAACGTCATGCAGGGGTGGGGCTGAATGTCATTCAGGGGTGAATCACGTTCAGAGGTCGCTCTGGTAGGCTGTAAAGCCTTAATTATGTTCAGGTTTATTCTATAATCGATTGTATATCCTGATTTGCATTGACGCTGACCTGATTCGGACACTATGCCCATCGCAATCATATCTTTTATATGTATTCGAACGGCTCGATCTGTCATTTCAAGATCAGCCGCCATATTAGCTTTACTCACCCAAATGCCGCTTCCATCGTCACTGGCCTTGTCAGCCATATACATTAGGATCGCTTTTTTAGTGAGTGAACCGACTTTTTTTGTTTGTATTAGGTTTGAAACTAGGTTACTCATTAATTGACTACTCCGTTAGTTAAGAAAGCATATCTCACAGTCGTTTTCTTCTTTTTGCTAAAGCCCTCAGTTTAATTACTGGGGGTTTTTTACTTCTGCAAATAATCAGATAGCTTTTCTATCGTTGAAAACTTAGGATCAGTTGACCCTCTCATAATCTGATAAAGCACTGGTCTGCTAACATTTGCCGATTTTGCTACAGCCGTCAAGTTTCGATCTTGCAGCTTTGCTCGTATGTCATCGAGCTTTAGTATCGTTCTCACTTCCATTTTTACATCCTTTATTTACTAATTTATTATTTAGGCTTTACAGCACAAATAAAAACTTGTAAACGGTTATTAGCAAAAAGGAGAAAAAAATGAATAATAGACCGACTAGAGTTGCAGTTAAATTAGCTATAGCTCAAGCTATTTGTCACCATACGATTGAGCAAATAGGAAAGAACGCACCCAAACAAGAAATGTTTCCTGTCAAGGCAAATGATATATTAAATGATGCTATTGATAAAGCATACGAAGAAGCTGAAGTTTTATTCAATAAAATAAACGAAGGAGTATATGAATGAAAAAGCTACCAGAGAAGTTAGAAGAAGTATTAAAAGAGGTAAAACTTACCGTTGCCTCATCGACTTGGGATTGTCATGGAACGCCTGTCGTATTGCACAAAGCACTCGAAAAGATTGCCATTAATAAAGGTATTACTTTCGACGATATGAAAGTAATAGAAAGTTCAGTAAAGGAAAAGTATGCTGTAATAAGCGTTCGAGGCCATTACAAAGAAGCCACTGAGGAATCAATCGGTGAAGCATCTCCATATAACAACAAAAACGCTTATCCTTTTGCAATGGCAGAGAAACGAGCCAAGGACAGGGTAATACTTAAGTTGCTTGAATTAAGCGGTGATGTTTACAGCCAAGACGAAGCCGATGAGTTTAACTTAGCACAAGCATTAAAAGAACTTGAGCCTGATATGAGAAAAGCTATCGAGAAATGGCGCAAAGGTTTTCAATATTGCGATAGTCAAATTGCTATGGATGAAGCTATCGAACAATGGAAACGATGGAGAGATAAATGGGTTAAAAACAGCGACATTTCGCAGTATGTCGAAGAAATGTATGAACAAAGAAAATTGGAGTTAGGATTATGAAAGTTATTACAATCGCAGGGAATCTCGGTAAAAGCGCTGAAGTTCAATCGAACCAGAAAGGGGAGTTTATCACCTTTTCTGTCGCGGTTACAGAAGGATCAAAAGAAAATAAAAAAACAATATGGTTCGGATGTTCCTCGTATAAAACCAACCTCGCGCAATACTTACTCAAAGGAACGAAAGTCGTAGTCACTGGAACTCTCATCATTGAGGAAAAAGGAAATAGAACATTTCACAATGTTAGAGCAAGTCATATTCAATTCTGGAATGATCGCAAAGTAACAACTCAAGATCAATCCGAGGATACACCAGAGAGTAGTGAGAACTCTGGTAATACTAATCAAGACTTTGATGACGAAATACCATTTTAAGGAGAGCAAAAATGAAAGCTAACGGAGAATTTACAACAGAAAACTTTGAACAATACGACAAAGAAAACCCTCATATCTGGGAAGGCTTTGTCAAATACACGATGGAAGTAACTCCGCATCGCAAATACTTTTCAGCTAAAGCAGTATTTCATCGCATGAGATGGGATACAGCTATCGGAGAAGTTGCGGCTGAGTATAAACTCAACGATGGATGGATCAGCCATTACGCTCGAAAGTTTATGGATGAGTTCCCTCAGTACGATGGATTCTTTCAGACTCGAAACCGTAAAGTTACCTATTTCGATGGGAACGAGTGGGATAATGTCTAAAATACAAGTCGAGCTAAAAGGTGGGCAGCTTCTGCCCATCACTAAATACGATGCTCAAAGAATGGAGGATTTCAAAGAGGGTAGCTTCTTTAATCTTACCTCGACAGGCAAAAGATCGAACCCTCATCATAATTTATATTGGGGAGTGCTTCGAGATGTATGTAAAACCACCCAGAGATGGCCTACAGAGCAGCACCTACACAGTGAGTTGAAATGGGCTTGTGGTTATGTCAAAATGAGGTGGAACTCACTAGCAAGCGCTCATATGAGGATTATTGATAGCATTTCCTTCGATGATATGAGCCAAGAAGAGTTTAACCAATACTTCGAACTTGCCATGCAAAAACTAACTGAGGCGATAGGATACGACCCGATTGAGCAATCTAGCAAATAAACCACCGCTAGGACTGAAACAGCCTAAGACTAAAAAGAACGCTAAATATCTGGATAAGATCCGAGCGATGCCTTGCTGTATTTGTCAGAAGTTCGGAGAGGTGCAGCAATCACCGACAACAGCCCACCATCCGATTCACGACAGGTATGGCACAACAAAATCTAGTGATCTGGAGGCCATACCCTTGTGTGATGGACATCATCAAGCACTCTGGGATAAATCAAAGGCTGTTGCAATACACGATAATAAAAAGAAATGGCGCGAGTTATATGGCGCTGACTGGTCTTATTCCGTCCAAGATACGCAGATATAAAGGACTGGCCCTCGATCTGGGTGGCAATAAACCTTTTTGGCGTTGATGCTCGTTACCTGTTTATCATCGAGGATAATACCATCTAACCCCGATATTCCATCCTTTGCAGCTTTCACGATGTTATCTAGATCTGGCTTAGTAACTGGTTTGATCGCACCAAACTCAGCTTCAAG